CTTCTAATCTAAATGCTAAATGACTATTTAAACCACTTATTCTTTCTTTAAATATTTCACCTAAATTATTAATACCGTCCCTTATATCATAAAATACTTCCTGCATGGTCTCTAAAGGAGACATCTTTTGAGCAACACCTACACTAGGAGGACTATAAGGTACAAGTGCTTTACTTCCACTTGTAAATGGTGTATTTACTGATGGTAATGTTAATGCTCCTAATGCCATATTATCCTATTTGTTCCTCGTTTAATACTTTTTTCTTTTTAGTTACTTTTGGTGGTGTACCACCATTACCTTTACTTGATGAATTACAGTATAACCCAAACCATGCTGCCCCAGCACCAACTACTACTGAAACTAACCCTGCCTGTGCATTGTTAGGTTCTGCTAATGCCATAAACCATTCTGTTACTCTCCAAAACATTATAATATATACTGTTATGAATACTCTAGGGAATATTCTTAATTTATCAAACCAATATGGGAATGCTTCCCACATACTTATTTTGCCATCGTTATCAAAGTCCATAAAATTATCCTTTTTGTTTAGCCTTTCTTTGCTTTTCTTTATCGTTTTCTTCCTTAATATATGTGATTAACATATCCACATATATCTCCCTTTCCCAAGGTAGCATATTCTCTAAATCAGAAAGAGAATAGTTATGATGTTGCATTAGAGAAAAGTTTGTATTAAAGTAATTCTCTAAACTATCATGTGAAAGGGCTACCCGAAAAAATCGTTGAGTCCTGTCAATGTTATTTTACTCTCTTTTTTAGTTTTAGGATTCTTTATTGAAATCTCATGCTTTAATTTAGGCATAGTTTCAAAAAACATTTGAACATCTTTAAATTGTTTAGTATTCATTTGTTCAATAAAATCCGTTAACTCTTTTTTAGTCTGGTCTTTAGGATCATAAACCTTTTTACCATCTTCTTCGTATATCTGTAATATACAAGATCCTATAACATCTGTCATATTACTAGGATTTATATCTTGTATACCACTATCTTTAAATGACTCTAAAGTAGGGTATCTCATAATCATACCTTTACCATCACCTAATTCAATTTTATTAGTGTGGTCGTCTCCTACTTGTACTTTTACTTCAGTTAAGTTTAATTCAACATCAGCGTAAGTTTTTTTGTCATCTGGACATAACAGTTTCAATTTAGAAACTTCACCCACAGATTTTGACCTTATTTGTAAAAATATATATTCAACATCAAACATAGGCATATCGCTTATATCTACTTTGTTAAAAGTACATTCACTTACAATGTCTTTGACAGCTTGAGTAATATCAGCAGTTGCTTTACTCTCCATTGCCATCATAAGTATCTTTTCTTCTTTTACCAAGAACGGCCGATACTTAACTTTTTCATCCGTTGATGGTATTTCCAACTCATATGTTGGAGTTGTCAGTTTTGGTAGCGCCATAATTTATCCTCCTTATTATATAAAATTATGTAAATGGTGGGAAAACCTTCCCCTTAAATATTCTTCCTATCGGATTCCATACTGTCCGTCCTTGATTAAATATGTCCCTACCCGCTCTTTGCATTGTAGGTGGTAACATACCAAATATTCCTCTATTTCTTGCTTTAACATTAGCTGGTGCTTGAGTTGCTCTACCGTATGCTAAACTTGCGGTAGTTAAATGACCCATATTATACCAATACTTATATGCAAAGGATATATTTGTTCTTACAATTTCATTTGCTTTACCGTATCCATAATCTACCGTACCTATTGTTTGTGGATAAACTTCCACTGCTTCCATAGCATAAGTAGGCATATCTCTATTAATCTCATTATCTGCACCTAATTGGTATATATGCATTTTACCAACATAATTATCATAGTAATTTGCTTTATGTGTATGTTCTCCTACACATATTTTCTGCCATGCTTCAAAAAATTGTCTTTCTCTTAAATACTTATCTGAATAAAATGTACAATCAATAGTTCCAGCAAATGAGTGAGTTTGAACCATACTTTTAGTTGGTTCTGATCCATATTGTACATCTTGGGTTTCTAATGTTTTACCAGGCATAATAACTGATTCACAATGTATATTAACTTGTCTTCCATAAGTTGACATTAAATCATTCATATACTTACCAGTGACAGGTATATCTCTATGTGGATTAGCCGTATATGTTTGAGTTGAATCAAAAACTTGACCATCTTTATATACACCACCTGATGTATATCCTAATTGTTCTTTTAAATTAGTAGGTGGGAATACTCTTATAGCAAATCTTGATGGTCTAGCATAACCTTCTGCTGATGCCATAGCCGCTCTGAAACGACCAATAGTATTATCAGTATTGGCTTGCATTTTAAATCTAGGGTCTCTATCTGTCTTATGATAAGCACTAGATTTATAATCACCTCTTGATATACCACCTCGTATATCAAATGGTCCTATTCTTTTACCTTGTCTAAAAATTGCCATTAATATGGTCTCCCTTTTTTAAATTTAGCAACAGGTAGAAATACTGCAATCGCCATTTCATCTGCTGGTATATTTAAAAACATTGTTCGTACATGGTTCCATAAATAGTGTTTCGCTGTTTTTTTAAAATATGCGTTATTTCTCCATGCGATATTATATCTTGTTTTTTTATCAAATCTTTTATCAGTAGCTGTATTTGCTAAACTTCTTAAAAATGCAACTCTAACAGCATAAGGTAAATAATGAAAATTCAAACCTATAAAACCACCCTTTGCTGGTTCTAAAGGCATGATTAAAGGAAACTCATCATAGTAAGGTAACTTTGCTTTCCATTTAGGGTCATAACCAAATAGATTCATAATACCATACTTTGGTCTTATTGTCGCTTTACCATTTTTAATTAGAGTCCTAGCACTAGGCGTTGTCATAGACCGTACTTTCTTTCTGTACCAGTCATATGATTTCGGACCTGTTGTCGTGTCTAATATTTTATCAAATACCGTTGCCATACTACTATTTATATCATTTTATAGAGTATATCTTAACCTTATTTGATTTACCCTTGACGGTAACTGTACCTAATTTGTACATTCTCTTATGTAATTCTTCTACTGCGTTATATGTGTCTTCACCTATTACAATTGTTGTATTAAACTCTTTACTTTGACCTTCTAATCTGCTTGCTAGATTAACTGCGTCACCTAGTACTGAATAATCAAATCTTTGTTCACTACCCATATTACCCACTACTGCTGTGCCACTATTGATACCGATACCTATGTTGAAACCTAAGTCTAACTTTCTCATTTTCTCTCTCATTCTTTTAGCAGCCAAAATTGCTTTCTCTTGATGATTAGGACAGTCTAATGGTGCATTCCAAAATGCCATAATACAATCGCCCATATATTTGTCTATCGTACCACCTGATTTTAATATTATATCGGTCATTGGTGTAAGAAATGAATTGATAAGTTTCGTCAAACCTTGTGGGTCTGATTTATACTTTTCTGAAATAGGTGTAAAGCCTCTTATGTCACAAAATAGAAAAGTCAACTCTCTAGTTTCACCACCTAGTTTTAATAGACTAGGATTGTCTTGCAACTTCTTGACCATAGCAGGTGCAAGGTAATGCTCAAACTGTTTCTTTATCTGCAACTTTAATCTGTTTTCTCTTGCAAAGTTATTGTATATCAAGTGTGCCCATACTATACTTCCTATTACTGCGATTGATGACCAATCTGTAAGTATCATCCTACTATGCCATAGATAACCACTAGCAACTGCGATATCAAAATAGAAACCTACTAGACATAATGCTGACCACAACAATCCAACTCTAGGCATAACTAACAAAAAGAAACCTAATGCTATTATCAAAGTCGCCCATTCTGCGATTGGCATCCAATCAGGTCTTGTTATGTATTTACCTGATAGCAAAGTTTCTGTTGACAATGCCATGATTTCGTGTGTATTTTTTAAACCATTAGGTGTGAGAACAAAAGTAGAACCTTTAAATGTAGTACCTATGAATACAATCTTACCTTTCATAGATGACCAGTCTTTATCTGCATAATCTATTCTAGGTATCTGGTGTCTAAAATCAATCCATATATCGTCTTGATTAGGTACTGCGAAATTTATAACTTTCAGTATAACACTTGGGACGGATTTGTCAAGCGGTAATTTTCTAATAGTACCATCAACATCAATAGGTACTTCTACATTACCTACTGCGAGTGCTTTTCGTTCTATACTTTTTAGGTTTTTTGCTTGACTCGTTTCGGTTAATATGATAGGGTACTTACTTATCATCTTCAAAAACATTTCATCACCACCTAGTCTATCTTTGTGAACAAATACTACATTCAGAAAGACTAAAGCAGCACCATTTTTATATGCATTGATTATAGTACGACCTAATATATCTCTTTTCCAAGGCCATTGACCTTGTTTCTTTAACGCCTCATCTGATATATCTAACAACACCAAACTTTTAGATTGGTAGTTAGTACCAAACTTCTGGTATAAATCAAATGTTTTTAATTGTAGGGTTTGTAGAGGTAAGGGATTATAAAACTTCAATCCTAATAATATAATCACACTCACAACCACAGCCCATGTGGATGTAAATTTGTTCATATAACTATTTAGTCTGTCTGTATAATAGTGATTTCGTTTTGACTTGTACTATTACCTACATCAAGGTGTTGTGCCTCTTTGTCTTGTATTATCTGTATG